CAGCATGACCTGCCCGTAGGCTCCGCGGCCGATCCAGTAGGTCGGGTAGACCGTGAGGCCGGTCGTCGGCGCGGCGGGCGGCTGCTGCGCAGTGCCGGCCGCGGTGATGGTCGCGGTCGTGCCGGGCGCGATCTGCACGGCCAGTCCGGCCTGCGGGCCGGAGGTCGGGCCGGCGGTCGAGAGGCCGAGCGCGGCGCTCGACATGTTGGAGTTCGAAGAGATGTAGACCGAGTAGGTGAACCCGGTGGTCGACGGCACCTTGACGGCAATCGAGCCGGCGGTGCCCGACGCGATGTTCTGCGCGCCGCTGATCTGGTAGATCTGCGACTCGTACTGGTTCTGCCCGTCCGTCCCGGTGATCTGGATGTAAAAGTTGCCGGCCGCGAGCGCGCCGCCGGTGGTCGACGGGGTGTAGGTGATGCCCGCCGCGTTGTTCGCGAAACCGGTCCAGTATGGACACATGTTGGTTTCGCAGAAGCGGATCCCGTTGAACTCGCCCGCCTCGTAATTGTAGAGGCGATTGATGTCGCTGTAGGACCATGCGGTCTGCACCGCGCTGTTCTGGCGCAGGTCGGCGGCGACGAACGGGTGGATGATCGCAGTGTAGTGCGGCATCTGGCGCGGGTTGTTCGACGCCTTCGCGCCGCCCGCGTCCGCCTCGAGCTTCGTGTTCGTCATCTCGTCGCCGCTGTAGCGCGGTGCGCCGAGCGTGAAGAGTTGCGAGTAGACGCGCTGCACCTCGTAAGGGCTGAGCACGTCGCCGGCCACGAGCGAGGCGCGCGCGCCTCGCGAGTTCACGTAATTGATCTGCGTGCCGCTGTTGAGCGTGTTGAACGTATTCCTTTCCAAGGTCTCGGCGACCTGCAGGCCGACCAGTTCGGTGGCCTTCTGGAACAGCGGATGGTAGATCGTCATTTCGGCCACGTCGGTGATCGTGACCTTGTCGCCCCACTGCTGGGCGACCGCCGAAACCTGCTGGATCGTCATCGTCTCGCCGATGGGCGGGACGCCTTCCGACAACGGTGCGGTCGGCAGCGGGATGCGCAGGTAGCGCGTCGCTGTATAGGTGGTGCCGCGTCCCTTCGGGAGCGTGAGCGGATCGCCGAACTGGTACGCGACCAGTTGCTTGCGAGCGAGCGGGAGAGTTTTCTCCGCAATGTAGGCGACGATGTCGGCCGAGAATTGCGAAGCAACGTTGGTGCCAGCCATGTGAGCCCTCGTGCGCTATGCGGGGCCTCTGATGGCCGCCGCTCAGATGAACACGTCCTTCAGCCGGCTTTCGGCCGTGTCCCCTGCTTTGCCGCGCTGCGATTGCGTGTCGCCCCTTCCACTTCCGGGCGAAACGCGCTGCTGCTCCACGCGCGCCTTGGCCTGCCTGCGTTGCCCACCTGATCGGCCCGCGCTTTCCAGTGCGAGCTTGCCCAGATGGTTCTGGAGCAGGATCTCCCGCTCCACCGGCCTGCCGAGGCTCAACTGCCTCTGAAACTGCTCTTCGATCACGTCCCGATATTTTGCGTAGACCGGGTTGGTGGCCGCCTTGGCGTCGTAGTTCGTCTTGTCCAGATACGCCTGCGTCTGGAAATGCTGCTGGCGCTGCGTCTCCGCGAACTCGCGGCGGATCTGCGCCAGATCGTCTGTGACACGCTCTTCCGGGGTCATCAGAGCGCGGCGCGTCTGCCGCTGCTCCTCCGACTCCTGCGTCTGGCGCGCGGTCTGGGCGCGCCTCAGTTCCTCCATTTCGCGGTCGCGCTGCGCGAGCTTGTCGCGCAATTCGTTCCGCTCGTTCGAAAGCCGCTGAAACCGGTTTGCGCCGCGCGACGGTTGCCGCGCCTGCTGCTGTTCGCCGGCTGCTACGGCCTCGTCTTGTTCCCCATCGTCTTCTTCTTGGTCAGCGTGTTCGGCGGATACTTCGCTGTCGTCGTCCCGCCCTGCGCTGTCCGACCCTTCGGTTCCTTCACCTTCGGTCCCTGTGACGATGTCTTCTTCCTCATCGCCGCCGTCCTCGCGTGCCATGCTGACCTCCGCGGATTACGTCCGCCAGTCGAAGCACCTTCACGGGTGCAAATCGGGCGACGGCTTACGGCCGTCAGGCGCTGAATGCGCGCATTAAGACTTCTCGTCTATAAAAATGTCAAGACCGCTGACCTGCCTGCGCGTGCTACATTGCGCCTGTTAGACAAAACGTCTTATAATCGGGCCTCTGCGAGAGGAGGGTCCGATGGCGAAACGTCTCGACAGGGCGACGCTCGACGCTGTCCACGATCTTGAAGCCGAGATCGATGAACTGAAGACGCGCGCGATCTCGCTGCAGGCGAGCCTCGACGCGACAACGGACGAACTCGCGCGCGAGCGCGAAGGCTGCGTACAATTGGTTACAGAACGCGACTATTTCTGCACATTCGCCACCGAGATCGCGACGCGCCTTTTCGTGCTGCGCGAGGGCATCGACGCGATCCTCAAGGCGGCCGAGCTTGCCGGCTATCGGCCGGTGCCGGTGCCGTCGTTCAAGCGCGCCGCCGCCGAGGAGGTCGACGCGGTCCTCGCCGAGCTTGGCAGGAAGTTCGGCGCGAATGCCGCGGAACCGGTTAATGACGCCGCGTCACCGGTAGAAGGGTGCGGCGCGGCGCCGGGTAACCCACTGGACAAAAGGTCTTAATTGGATAACGCTCCCGCTCTCAACCATCGAGCGAGTCCCGCGAAGACGGGTTGTTAAGATGAGAGGGCAAACATGCCAGCACCGATGAAAATACACATCACCGTCGAGCAGGTGAGGGTGGGGTACGTGCTCAATTGGCTGCACCATGCTCCGGGGGTCGTCAAAGTCGACATCGATCTCGGCGACACCAAGACGGCAAAGGCGCACGCGAAGGCGAACGGGCAAGCGAACACGAAAGAGGACCGCCGCAAGACCCCGTTCAGGAGCGAGGTGACGGGCGCTGATTTTTTGATTGGGATCCTCAAGAAAGGCAAGATGCAGCGCGCCAAGATAAGTGAACATTTTGAGAAGACCGGGCGCTCTGGCAATTCAGCGAATTCGCTACTCCACGACGCCAAGACGAATGGCCTGCTGGAGCTTCATGAAGATGGATTTTACTCGCTGACCAAAAAAGGCCGCGACCGCGCGAGGTACATCTGATGGCCGGGAAATTCACCGTCTACAGAAACTTCAGGTGGTCGACGGAGCAAGACCCGTCCGTCGATGCCATGCGGACCATGATCAAAGCGGAGAACCACCTCACCGATGGTCGCGCGAGCGCCATCACCGGCATCAGCGCAGCAACCTTCACCGCATGGTTTTCCGGCAAGACGAAGCGCCCGCAGAACGCCACCCTGACGCAAGCCTCGGCCGCGCTGGGTTATGTGCGTCGCGACGAACTCGACCGCAACGGACAAGTGCATATCGGCTATGTCCGCGCGCGCGATCTCGACTACGAACGCGAGATCGAAAAGCAGGCCGACTTTCTGCTCAAGCACGGCCGGAAGAAGAAGAAACGCACGAAGCGCAAAACCAATGGACACGGATCGTCAACGTAAGATCGTCCTCTTCGTAAAGGTGACGCAGGCGATGATGGCGGCAGGTGTGCCCATGCCGCACCGCTACATCATCTGGCTGGACTGGCTGCGCCGCGCCGACCCGGCCCTTGCTCACCTTCTTGAAACAAACGGACCACCACGAGAATGATCGACATCTGGACTGCGAAACCCTACTCGCTGCGCGCCTGGATCGGCACCGCCCTTCTCATGCTCGCCGCCGCGCTCACCACCACCCTCATCCTGTTCGCGTGATCATCATGAACATCGACACTCCCAACCGCAGGCGTCGGCGCGCAATCGCCAATGGCGCGCGCACGGCCCGCGAAGACATCGCCATCGAGATCGCCAAGCGCGTCAGCGAGACCGGCGCGCGTACCGAAGACTGGCTCAACGAAGGCTTTGTCTATCGCATCGTGCGCGAGAAGGCAGAGGAAGTGCTTCGCGAGCGCGCATAATGCCTGTCGGCCCCGGCAAATACGACGACCTGTGCACCTACGTGCGCGAGCGGACGGGGGGCAGCGTCGTGCTGATCGTGGTCGACGGCAGCAAAGGCCCCGGCTTTTCCGTTCAGGCCAATCTCGCAACGACGATGCTTCTACCAGACCTTCTGGAGCATCTCGCGGCGCAGATCCGGCGCGACATGAAAATGCCCCGGCAGTGAGCCGGGGCAGTCAGTCGTCAAGGGAGCAGTCAAACTTCGCGGCCAGGGGACAACCTCGCCGCGAACCCGGAAACTATTTGAAGCCCGGCCCAATCCCTTCGCCGCTGCTGCGACCTCCTGGTGAGGGGCTCCATGTGAAACCGCGCTTGTTCTCAAGGTCGAGGCAGCCCTTCAGGACAGTGCTGACAAGCTGGGTGCGGGTCTCGTGCGACGCGCGCCAGACCCAGATCCCGGCCCCGATGTAGACCATGTTGATGATGATCAGCGCCACCGCGAGCGGCTGACCCTTCAGGTCGTCAAGGATGCCTTGGGCGATCCT